TCTCAACTCGATCTCTCAGTTTATTGCTGATGTGCCTACTAGTTTGCCAGGAGCCGACACTCTCATGTCGTTGGCTGTGAATCTCATGTCTCTTATTAAAATTGCATTTTCTTCCGCTGACTTGTCAGTTAAGATGGCAGGTTTTGCTTTGTTTATTTCAAATTATGTATCCGTTCCCGAGATTATTACTTGGTGCGGAAAACAGATTGCTGAAGTTTACAAGGCATTGCCTGTCTTTTTAGCATGGCTCGTTGGTGCATGGAGACCACAAGGATCTGAAGACACTGTTTTGAAAGTGTCAACTGCTTTTATTTCTATTTTAGTAGGGATCTTCCTTAAGAAGATCCCTGGAAAATCGGATTTTGATTCGATTCTCCGGCGCATTGATTTGCTTCCCAAAGCTATAAGGGGAGGCCAGGACATCATCAAGTATGTCACAACTGCTATTAAAACAGCTGTGTCTGCTTGTTGCGATTATATTGGAAAACCTAGTCCATTCGATAATGGACTCGTCACAGAAAGTGATGCGTGGGTGACTTTAGCCAATAGTATTCTTATGAAGAAATTGACTGAAGATACCTACACATCTAAATATGCTGACGATGTTCGTAATTGTTATGTACAGGGTCTCCAATTGATCCGGAATCTCAACACAATGAAAGCTGATTTCGATGTAATTCGTTACATTGGATCAATCCAAACCCAAATTGCTGCTCTCAATAATAGATTGGCACATTTGGGCTTTGCTGCTGGACCTCGTATGGAACCGTTGATAGTATATCTTCATGGTACATCGGGGAAAGGTAAGTCAGGCCTGACTGTGCCATTCTTCATTGAAATGGCAAAACATGATAAAGATTTTGAACCCAAGGATTGGGCTAAGCTGATCTATATGCGTTGTGCTGAAACAGATTATTGGGATGGGGCCAGAAATGACCAACCGTTCCTATGTTATGATGATTTTGCACAACAGCGTGATAGCGCAGCTAACCCTAATCCTGAACTTTTTGAAATAATCAGATTAGCTAATATCGTACCGTATCCGGCCCATATGGCCTCGCTTGAAGAGAAAGGTAAAACTTTCCTTCATCCGCGCTGCGTCCTTTTGACCAGCAATTCAAAACAACCTCGGATAGAATCTCTCACCTTTCCAGACGCCTTTTTTAGACGTATGGATATTGTTGCTGAAGTCGATGTCAAGCCTGAGTTCTCTAAACTTAAGAACACAGGTAACGGAGAAATCCGGATGTTGGATGTCACCAAATGTGAATCTCAATTCGATCCACGATGCTATGTTTTCCATGTTCAAGACCAAGGAGACATGGACTGGAAACAGTTCATGCACTACGTTAAAACTCTGTACTCACAGAGACTTAGTCGTGGTTCCAAGCTCATTAAGGAACTCAACAACTATACCAAACACTCTCTCGAGACTGTCTATTCTGCTTTGGCAGATGGCACTTTCGATGATTTGATGGATAGTGACTTGACTCCCGCCGAGCGTCTTGAAAATTGGAAAGCACAGCAACCAGGAACCGAACTTGATCCGTATGAACCAAATATGGGTCGAAAAGCTATTGAATTTGAAAAAGATCTGAATGAACTTATGGAGCGTTATGATGGAACTCAAGCTCCCACTGAAGAATATTATGAAACTCTGCACGCATATATGCGAGAAATGCAGAGAGGAGTATTTGATGGGGAATTGGGCTATGATAGATTGCTTGAGAAATACAGTACGTCGTTGAACGATTTGCTGCAACGTGTTGCGGCGGAGCGGACAACATTTACGGATGGTATTGATCAGAGCACTGTCATGGGACAGTTATATGCGTTGTATCTCAAGAAAATGTTACCA